ACATCTTTAATAGCATTGTAAAGTGTGATAAAAGCTTTACCAGTACCAGCACAACCATATGCTACAAGATTTTTATTCTCAGCATAAGCATTAAATAAAATTTGCTGATTCTGAGTGAGGGGTTCTATGTCCCTCAACATATCAGTATTAATTGGTTTCTTTCTTTTCATTTGCTTGGCCGTCATACCGACACCAATTGGGTCTGCTGTTTTCTTTTTACGTGGCATATTATTTAATCGTCACCTTCAGTTGTACCAATATTCCTAGTTCTTGCTAATCGTCCAGAGATACCTCCAGCTTTTTCAGCCTTCTTAAGAACTTCACCCCATCCAGGATTCTTATTCACAAGTTTATCTCTCCATTCACCAACCTCAACTCCTAGACTTGGAGAATTTTCAGGAGTGAAATATCGTTCCCAATCAGGATTATCAGTCTTCCACTGATCCCAATCATGGATACTCATTGCTACTTCCTTCTGTTCACCAGTTTCTTTATTAATAACAGGGTATGTTGCCATATCAATACAATAAGGTTTACGATTATTTATGAAACCCAGTCAAGAGCTTCTGAAACAACTGGAAATTGTTGCTTAAAAACTTTTCTAATATTTTCTACAAGATCCATATGTTCCTTTTGCGTACCATGTGCTGAACGCAAATCAATATAATGAATCCATGAACGTACACTACCTGTCATATAAAGACGAGTAGGAGTAGCAAGAGGAAGTACAAACCGAGCACACTCTTTAGCAATACCTGCATGAAGCATCTTCTTATAGAGATCAATAGACTTATCAAAGTGTTCTCTCATCTCTTTATTAAATGTTTCAACTACTTTAGGATCAACATCATCAATAGAATTCTGTCTATTCTTTTCATCTTGACGACGCAATTCAGGTAAAGGAATATCCTCTCTAATATAAGAGACATCAGCATACCTTTGAGAAAACTCTTGGTAAGTGAATGATCTATGCCTTAGTATCTGTGCTGCTAATCCTCTGGTAGTATTAATCTCCAAAGTCATTGATGCTTGCTCAAACACAGACCAATGACCGTGCTTAATACAATACTTCAACAGTCCTGAAACTTTTGGGTTCTCCTGATTGTTAGGATTACTCACACGAGCAATGTATCCAATGGTCTTCTCTGCATCAGGAGTAACAGAGATTAAACATACTTTAGTCATGAATTCCTTAATAATATACGAAAAATTACATACAATCCCATTGCAGACCAGTATCCTAGAGTTGCTAATCCAAAGAGACCTGGTATACAAGCATTCCATACTAACATAAGAGCTAGAGGTGATAGAAATAAGTTACCAATTGCATTGACAACTTCCTTACCCTTCTCTTCATCTCTTTCTTTTTTTGCCTTCTTATCTAATTCTTCCTGTCTTAATTCTTCTTCTTCCTTTTTTTGTTCCTCTAAGGCACGTTTATCAAAGTATATTGTCACTTTTTCCTGCCTTTCTTTGGTGCTTTTGGTTTTGTTGGATCGTTCCATAATTTAGGGTTACTTCTACCTTCTGATTGTGTGAATTTTACAAAGTTCTTTTTATAAAGATCATAGTAATAATCAAATAGATCTGCTGCCTTACTTGCAAGTGCAATATCATATGCAGGTTTATCATCTACTTTATACTCAACCAGATAAGCAGTATAAGGTAGTGATTTATCCTTTGCATCATCGACAGTACATTTCTCCTTTAAAACCTTTACTCCTTTCAACCTCTACCTCCCCACTCAATCTGAGGGAATGCTTCGGATACCATTGCTTTAGTGATACGCTTATACTTTTTGTTAAGTCCACCATCCTTGGCAAGAACTACAAGTTCTGCTTCATCCTGATGAAGTCCTTCTAAGAGTTGAACAAACATAGATTCTCTCTTCAAACCTTTTAGTCTAGGATCTCCACCTTTAAAGAATCTATAAAGACCACGATACTCTTGCTCAAGGCGAGAGTGATCTGTTCCTATAGGTGCATCGTTAGGAGTGTAAGGTACATCTCCTTCTGGCATCACTGATTCAATACTCTCATCAAAATTGATGATTAACAACTGCCTGAGAGCATTGCTATTATGTTTACGAAGAAGATCTACTTTCTCCTTCTTTGTTTTTGCGTTAGAGACCTTTCTCAAAATCTCACTGATTAGTAACCTAGGGTTACTGTTATCCATATTACGTGGCATAATTTAATTCCTGTGATTAGTCTTCTTCCTCATCTGCATCCTCAAACTTCCAGTATGGATTTGTTGGTCTGATGTAGATAAGTTCATCATGTAACATGTTACCATCTTCATCAAACATTTCAGGATGTACAACCGATTTAGAATATGCTGCATTTTCTATGTAGTCTTCTACATATCCTTTTGCCAACCAAGAAACAGTTACCCCAAGGATAAATGCTCCTATAACAAATAACACAATCAATGCAATAATGATTGGTTCCATAGGGTTCCTCCGCAGCTATTTTTATTTAGTGTTTATATCAAGTTGTTTTCTCTCAAATATAAAACAGTTTCGGTACAACCTCCAAGAGTTTTACCATCTAAAATAACTTGAGGGAATGTACTACCATTACCAAACTGTTCATAGAAACCTTGTCTATCGAAATGTGTATCTAAACGATATTCAGTAAACTTATATCCCTTACCAGCAATAACTGCTTTGACTTTTGAGCAATAGGGACAACCGTTACGAGTGTATACAGAAAAATTCATAAGAAATATGTTTTTAAAATTATAGCATAAAAAAGGAGGGTGTCAAGCACCCTCCTGTAAGTTCCGATTGTAGAGACCGCACGAACGATGTCTCAATCCTATTTAGTTAGAATGTGAACTTAAGTCCAGCTTTAGCACCCCAGTTACGGATTGTGTCACCGTCAGCGTCTTCGCCAGCAGTAGCACCAGAGATTTCTCCATAAAGAGAAGTTGCTTCAGCAAGAGCAACAGAAGCACCAACCTTACCAGAGAATTCTGTCTCTGTATCGTCAGCTGTTTCTGAATGGTTCAATGAAGGACCACCTTGTACATAGTATGCAATTTTACCTTCAGTACCTGTTGTACCTTCGTACCCAAGATGTACTTCAGTAGTTGCTGAATCATAATCCCCATCAGGGTATGAAAGATTGCTCTCAACGTTCACGTATGGACCAGCAAAAGCTGCACCAGCGAGAAGGAATGGAGATGCTGCTACTGCAGCGATTGTTGATTTGATTGACATGATTGTTTTAAAGTATCTCGCAAGGCATAAAAATAACCTGCGGATGATAGACTCCCCGACATGGGAATCTTTTTACATCTACGAAGGGTTACGATCTGTTCGAGTCCTTTGTATATTATTGTAACTGTCACAGTGTGCCAGTTGTTATTATTTATAATACCAGATTATTTAAATGGTGTCAACATATGACAGTCACTTATGTGGTTGTCACCCTTGCTGCTGTTCTTGTTGCCTTTGAGCAGCAGAGTTTTCGGTTATCCGACCCAAATAAGGATCATAATTCATATGATCTGCAATATCAACTTTTGCTCCTTCCTGCGACCACCATCCCCAAAGTGCTTTATGACTATTAACATGCCACACCGCAACATGTTCTGGATGAATACTAGATCCCAACTCTACCTTATACATTAATAAAGGAATCGCAAATGTATTACCTGAGTTATAGATTAAATCATCTGCAACTGCTCTTGGTTTAACACCTTGATCAATCTTATACTTTTGTACTCCAGTATATCCTCCTCTACAGTGAAGTCTTACTAACTTCTCTGCATGATGTCTACTAATCACATAGCAAGCAGTAGAAAAATCATTCACAAATCTCTTGTGAAGTTTAACATGTATATCTCCTGTGCATATTATTGCTATCTGTATTACATCATAATCATATGGGAAATGTGCAACAACATCTGCCCAAGTAAAATTCCAATACCTTACTACCTCCATATCACAATCATCTTCCATAATAATTGCATAAGGAGCATCACTATTATCTAAGAAATGCTTCATAGCTTTAAGATGAGAAGTGGTGCAACCAATCTCACCTGATGACATATTGGTGGGGTATATACCTTTAATAATATCACTTAGATCATCATCTCTACCATCATAAGCAGAGATACGAGTATAGTCTTTGAGTTCCCAGTACTTAAACTGTTCTTCCATATACTGCCAACGTTCTGGTTGACCGTCTAGATTAATACAATAAACTGGACCAAAGTTATTCAGTTTATATGCGCCTTTGTTTCTATCTCTATCCATTTATTCTGGTGTTTCCATAATGAATGACAGTACAACCTTTAATGTCTGGACACTTTCTCCAAGGATCTATAATAATAGAACCTTCTGGGAATATATCCTTCTCTTGCTTATCAGGATCTGGATCTAAGCAACCTAAAAATGTTGTCTCAGGATCATGTGCTAATAGATATGCAGCAGCACCTAAGTCTGTAGGAGGTTTATCCCCAGTATAATCATCATCATAGTA